GTTTGGTCCTATTGCTGATAGTTCAGAAGGACTTATCAGAAAGGTACAAGTTGATTATCATACTAGCACAGATAAAGCAACTGCAAAGAGAGAACTTAGATACGTTGCTGAACCAAGAGCAATTAAAGATTATAATAATGACGCAGTAACTACTCTTGCAGAAGATATTAGCAGCACTGTGACTAAATTCCAAGTCACAAATGCATCAAGTCTTGCAGTTGATAGTTACATCGCAATTCAAAATGAACTGATGTATATCAAAGAAATTGATAATGAAACAATCACTGTTAAAAGAGCCCAAGATGGATCAACTAGTGATTCATATATTCAAGGAACTGCAATTGATGCAGTCAATGCCGATGATGATGCATTGATTGAAGTTGGTGATGACTTCGGATTCAGTGAAACTCGTTATGATTTTGGCGACGGAAGAACTTACAGTACAACTAAGGGAGTAGATGTATGAGTGAAAAATTTGAAAAAATCAATCAATCCTTAGATGTAGAAGTCACTGCAAATGAAGTAGTAAAAGAAACTAAGAAGCAGTTAGCAGAGATCCAAAAGAAGAGTGATTCGGTTACTGACTATGAGTATACTAGAGGGAATTTATATTCATTAATTGAAAAAGGACAAGAAGCAATTAATGGTATTCTTGAATTAGCAGAAGAAGGACAACAACCAAGATCATATGAAGTTGTTGGACAATTGATCAAAAGTGTTGGTGACGTAACAGATAAGTTAATTGATCTTCAGCAGAAGATGAAGGATCTAAATAAAGAAGAGAAGAATACTCCAACTACTGTTAATAATGCATTGTTTGTTGGATCAACCGCAGAACTACAAAAACTCCTAAAGCAAGGATTTAGCAAAGAATGAAAACTTTCAAAAACTTTATGGAGGCGTCAACTTGCCTTCACACAAAAGAAGGGGAGAAGTGTCCAGTTCATGGCACGAAAGAATGCCCAGAAGTTATTGAAACACCAAGAAAGAAAAGTAAGAATTATTTACTGAATAATAAAACAATTGGTGAAGCAAAGGAGAAAGATCATGAGTATTCAATGGCACGTTCAGAACTGAAGACTGTAACTAATGCAGCAAAACGTCTTCAGAAGAAGATGGGCAAAAAAGGTGAGGGAAATCTCCAGGCATGGGTACAATCAAAAATTACTAAGGCAGCAGATTACATTGATACGGCAGCAGATTATGTCACTAATGAAGAGACCAAGAGTGGTGATAGTTCTTTGCGTGACTGGTTTACTAAGAGTCGCGCTTCTGATGGCACCCCTGGTTGGGTTCAACTGGGTGGTAAATACGCAGGAAAACCCTGTGCAAAACAACCAGGACAAACCACAAAACCAAAGTGTGGTTCCAGCAAAATGAAGCGCAATCTTGATGACGAAGAAGAGCAAAGAGCATTTGAACGTAAGAATCGCAAAGATCCAAACCCAGATAGAAAAGGTAAGGCAAAGAACGTTGCAACAGAAGCAGTTGATGCAACAAAGTATGGTGGTCCAGATAAACTCCTTCAAAGATTAGTTCCAAAAGGAGAAAAGGTTATTCCATCAACTCCCAAAAAAACTGCCAATGTAAAAGAGTCGTATTTAAGAATACAGGAAAGAGGAAAAACATATAGTATTATTTTGAATTGGAGAGGTAAGTCAATTACAACTCAAATGTTTTTCCCTAAGTTTGGAAGACCGTCTAAATCTGAGGTTTTAGGAGAAATCGTAAAGGTTTATCCTGGTGCCAAGGTTCTGTACTATAATCCAGTCATGAGGGATCCAACCCAACCTTTACTTTTTGCAGGTACACAAAATGAACCCAGATGAAATCAAACTAGATAATGTAAGCAAAAACTTTGAGTATGCTAAAATTTCAAGAGAAATTGATTCATGTGATGACTTAGAGTATTTAAAAAATCTTTCAAAGTCTTACGTAAAACTTTATTTAAAAACACAGGAAACGTTTGCAGATCTTATCAAAATGTAAGTTATGAGTGATAATGTATATCTTGGCAATCCTAATCTAAAAAAGGCAAATACGCCTATTGAATTTACACAGGATCAAGTTTTAGAATTCATCAGGTGTAAAGATGATCCTGTGTATTTTGCAAACAATTATGTAAAGATTGTTTCTCTGGACGAAGGTCTTGTACCATTTAGTCCATATCACTTCCAAGAGAAGTTAATTAACAATTTTCATAAAAATAGATTCAACATCTGTAAGATGCCACGTCAGACTGGTAAGTCTACTACTGTGGTCTCGTATCTTCTTCATTATCTTATCTTCAACGATAGCGTAAACATTGGCATTCTTGCTAACAAAGCAGCAACCGCAAGAGAATTGTTAGGAAGGTTAGCAACTGCTTATGAAAACTTGCCAAAATGGATGCAACAAGGTATCATAGCATGGAACAAAGGAAACATAGAACTGGAAAATGGCAGTAAGATATTGGCAGCTTCTACATCTGCGAGTGCTGTCCGAGGCATGTCGTTCAATATCCTCTTTCTCGACGAATTCGCCTTCGTCCCTAATCACATCGCTGACTCCTTCTTTGCATCTGTTTATCCTACTATTACTTCTGGTAAAAGCACAAAAGTCATCATCGTCTCAACGCCGCATGGCATGAATCACTTCTACCGCATGTGGCATGATGCGGAGAAGGGAAAAAATGAATACGTACCAACAGACGTTCACTGGTCTGAAGTTCCAGGACGTGATGATGAGTGGAAAAAACAGACGATTGCAAACACATCAGAACAGCAATTCAAAATTGAGTTTGAGTGTGAATTTTTAGGATCGGTTGATACTCTCATTGCACCAAGTAAACTTAGAAATTTAGTATACGATAATCCAAAAACTAAGAGTGCTGGTTTAGATGTATATTTGGATGTACAAGATGAGCATGATTATGTTGTAACTGTAGACGTTGCAAGGGGAGTCAGTGAAGACTATTCTGCATTCGTTGTGGTAGACATTACAGAGTTTCCGCACAAAGTAGTAGCAAAATATAGAAATAACGAAATCAAACCAATGCTATTCCCCAATATAATTTGGGAAGTAGCAAAGAATTACAATAACGCATTTATCCTTTGCGAAGTAAATGATATTGGAGACCAGGTAGCAAGTATTCTCCAATATGATTTGGAATACCAGAATCTGCTGATGTGTTCTATGAGAGGTAGAGCAGGTCAGATTGTAGGTCAGGGTTTCTCTGGAAAGAAAACTCAACTTGGTGTGAAGATGAGTAAAACTGTCAAAAAGGTTGGATCACTTAACCTTAAGGCAATGATTGAAGAAGATAAACTCATATTCAATGACTATGAGATCATCTCAGAATTGACTACTTTCGTTTCAAAGCACAATTCATTTGAGGCAGAAGAAGGTTGTAATGATGACCTTGCAATGTGTCTGGTCATTTATGCTTGGTTAGTTGCACAAGACTACTTCAAAGAACTGACAGATCAGGACGTTAGAAAAAGATTATACGAAGAACAAAAGAATCAGATTGAGCAAGATATGTCTCCCTTTGGATTCATCAGTGATGGATTAGATGATAGTTCTTTTGTAGATGATAGTGGAGATAGGTGGTACACAGATGAATATGGTGATCGTTCTTATATGTGGGAGTACATGTAATGGATTTTGACGAACAGTTTGGACTAGAGCACTTACTGTTCAAAGAAAGGAAATGTAGGACTTGTGGTGAAATAAAGGACTTAATTGATGGTTTCTATCTGACAAGAAAAAATAGAGGAATGTATCCATCATCATATTCATATGAGTGTAAGGAATGCACCAAAAAAAGAATTTCTAAGACAAGAAAAGTAGATTCACTCCATTGGCAGTATCCAGATTGGTGATTTAGTGTGTTCATGCACAGTTTCCCCAATGTAAAAGTAGCAAATAATAAATAGTTTTAGAAAAAATGAATCTTCTTACGAGGAAAAAAAATGTCGCTTAACTTAGTATCGCCTGGCGTCAGGGTAAGAGAAGTTGATTTGACTATTGGTAGAGTGGATGCTGCTAACGATCAAGTTGGTGCTATTGTCGGTCCATTTGAAAAAGGACCTGTTGATGTTCCCATCTTGATTGAAACGGAGCAAGATCTTCTCAGAACTTTCGGTAAGCCAATTTCTACAGACGCACAGTATGATTACTGGTTAAGTGCGTCGTCATATCTCTCATACGGTGGAATCTTAAGAGTTCTCAGAACTGATGGTTCTACCCTCAATAACGCAAATGCTGGCGTAAGTGCAGACTCAGTAACACTGAAAGTCAAGTCATACGAAAACTACGTAAATGACCATAGCACTGCAACTACCTGGTCATACGCCGCCAAGAACCCAGGAAGATGGGCAAATAACTTAAAAGTTTGCACCATTGATGGTTTTGCAGATCAAATCATCTCTGGAGTCAGCACCTCTAGTGTTACCGTTGGTATGGGTGTTACCCAGTCAATTGACGGAAGAGTCGTTGCTGGTTCTGGTTCAACTTCTGCATACGATGGTTACCTCAGAGCAATCGTCACTGGTGTTGGCGAAGGTGAACTTTATGTGAAGGTCACCGATAAGGTTTCCGCTGCAGGAACTTCAACCTCAGCAGAATACACCCAAGGCGGTTCTCTTGAGTTTACTGCTCCTTCATCAGTTACCTCAACAACTACTGTTGGTGTTGCAACAACTGCTGGTGTAATTGACACTGCATTTGATGTTTCAATCAGTGGTATTGTTACAACTGGAATTAATCTTGGAGACTCAGTTGAAGTAACTGGAGGAAATTCAACCGTATCCACAGGAACCACCGTTGTTTCTATTGGAATCGGAACAGTCTTTGTAGATAAGACAATCACTGGTATCAGTACAGCAGGAGACGGTGCAGTATTTACGTTCAGCAGAACTACTAGCAGCACTGTTAATACGAATCAACTTTATGTTGTTGGTACTGCTGGTACTGTAATTGCAACTTATACCTCAGCAACTGCAACTGACTGGTATGGGGAGCAGACTCTCGGATTAACCAACTCAACCGTATATTGGAAGAGCATTGCCGAGAAACCAGGAACTTCACAGTACGCTTCCGAAAGAAGTGCGGCAAACGACGAAATTCACGTTGTTGTCGTTGATGACACTGGCGCAGTAACTGGAGCAGCAGGAAACATCGTAGAGAAGTTTACCTACCTCACTAAGTCTTCAGATGGATTAACTTCACCAACTGAGTCAGTATACTACAAGGATTATCTGGCGAGAATCTCTGAGTATGTTTACGCTGGTGCTGCTCCTGCTGGAGTTGCT